TTCAATAAAAAGTTTATGCATCCAACTCGTAGAAAGTTGGTTGATATGGTAATGCATGGTGCTGAATATGAAAAGGAATCATTTATTTCATTTTCTGGAGCAGATAAAGAAAAGGTAAAAAGAGAAGTTGGTGATAAGTGGACTGATAATAATGGTAAGTCTTGGGAGCAATTAGAAGCTGGTAAAATACAAACATCTGAATTGGGTGATACTATGGCTGAAGTTAGAGCTTACTTAGATAAGTTAAATACTTGCAAATCTGATAATTGTAAAACAATAAAAGTAGGTAGGGTTGATAAAAAATTAATATCAAAAACTGGTTATTGTTTACACTGTCTTACTATAAAAGAAGCTCAAATTAAAGTAGATGGATTGTGGGAAGCATATGAAGATTATAAAATATTTTCTAATATGATTGCACATGGTAATGATATAGTGGCACAATTTAAACAAGCTTATAGAGATTCAAAACAAACTTATGAAGTAGTTCAAGAAGATGGTAAGATTGAAACTTGGAGTATGGAAAGAGATGTTGAGGAACTTAAAGCAGAAATACTTTTAGATATTATTAAATTTGAAGGTGAGATTGAACAAGCTACTAAATTAAGAAATGAGGCTTACGAAAAATTAAAAGATAAAAATTACGATTTAGTAAGACCACTTAAAGATTAGTATGAGTACAGGCATAACACAAAAGAAATCCTTAAAAGATATTATTGCAGAAGAATACAAAAAGTGTGCGGTAGACCCGATTCACTTTATGAAGAAGTATTGTATGATTCAGCATCCAGTTAGAGGTAAGATACCATTTCAATTATTTCCATTTCAAGAAAAAACTTTAACTCAATTTAATGGTAATAGATTTAATGTAGTTCTAAAATCAAGACAAACTGGTATATCAACTCTTTGTGCTGGTTTCGCACTTTGGAAAATGATATTCAATTCAGATTTTAACGTATTAGTTATTGCCACAAAGCAAGATGTAGCAAAGAACTTAGTAACAAAGGTTAGGGTAATGCATGAATTACTTCCAAGCTGGCTTAAAGGTGGGTCTATGGAAGATAACAAGCTTTCCCTTCGTTTACAAAATGGTTCTCAAGTTAAGGCTATTGCTAGTTCTCCTGATGCAGGACGTTCCGAAGCATTATCACTCCTTATATTTGATGAGGCAGCTTTTATTGATGATATTGATGAGATTTGGGTAGCAGCTCAATCAACATTATCAACGGGTGGTAGTTGTATTGCCCTTTCTACCCCAAATGGTGTGGGTAATTGGTTTCACCAAACTTGGTTAGGTGCAGAAGAAAGTACAAATCCATTTAATACAATCAGATTACATTGGACAGTTCATCCTGAAAGAGACCAAAACTGGAGAGATGAGCAAGAGAAACTATTAGGTGCAAAAAAAGCAGCACAAGAATGTGATTGTGATTTTGTATCTTCTGGTGAAACTGTAATTGAACCCGAATTATTAATGTTTTATAAAGAAACATATGTATTACCACCAATTGAGAAAGGTGGGTTCGATGGAAATCTTTGGAAATGGGAGCATGCGGATTATTCTAAATCATATATGGTAACGGCCGATGTGGCTAGAGGAGATGGTGCTGATTATTCTACTTGTCATATAATTGATATTGTAAATTCAGTACAAGTTGCAGAATATCGAGGTAAAGTGGATACAAAAGATTTTGGAAACTTCTTAGTAGCACTTTCAACTGAATATAATGATGCTTTACTTGTAATAGAGAACGCAAACATCGGATGGGCAACAATTCAGCAAGTAATTGATAGAGGTTATAAAAACCTATTCTATATGAGTAAAGATTTAAAGTATATTGATACTGAAAATCAAATGACAAATAGATATAGAGCTGAAGATAGAGGATTGGTAGCTGGGTTTTCAACTACTTCTAAGACTAGACCTTTAATTATATCTAAATTAACTGATTACTTTAGAGAAAAATCAGTTATAATTCGTTCTAATCGTTTAATAGATGAGTTATTTACATTTATTTATATGAATGGCAGAGCTGAAGCTATGAAAGGTTATAATGATGACTTAGTAATGGCATTTTCAATAGGTCTTTGGGTTAGAGATACAGCACTTCGTTTAAGACAAGAGGGAATTGATTTGACAAAAAGTGCAGTAGGTGGTATTACATCAAATACTTATAATGGTATTTATGGTGGTGCAAATGATATGGTTGATAACCCTTGGAAAATGAGAGTTGGTGATGGATTTGAAGATTTATCCCAATGGTTATAGTGTTTTGATATTTTACGATATTTATGTTATATAATGTCAAAATAGGATTTTGTAGAAATTAATAATAAATTATGGCAGAGCAAGAAATAGATGATAGAAGTTTTTTTGGAAGGTTAAAGAAATTATTCTCAACCCAAGCTATCGTAACCGTTGATAAAGATGGTAAACGTAAGGTTGTAGATACTGATGACCGCCAAATGAATACAAACTTCGTAAATCTTAGAGATAGATATACAAAGTTACAAAGGTCTTATTATGAGACTAATCAGGGTGCACAATCAATGGCATATCATCAAGTTCGTAGAGAACTTTTTAGAGATTACGATGCTATGGATAATGACCCGATTATAGCATCGGCATTAGATATATACGCTGATGAATCTACTACAAAAAATGAATATGGTGATGTATTACAAATTAAATCATCAAATGAGAACGTAAGTGCAATACTTCATAACTTATTTTATGATGTAGTTAATATAGAATTCAATTTATGGCCTTGGGTACGAAACTTAGTAAAATATGGTGATTTCTTTTTAGCATTAGAAATAGCAGAAGGTAAGGGTATTGTTAATGTAACTCCATACTCTGTATATAATACGGAAAGATTGGAAGGTACTGACCCAATGAATCAAAACTATGTTAAGTTTAAAGTTGAATTGGATAGATTTGGTAAAAAGGAATATGAGAACTATGAAATGGCTCACTTTCGTTTATTATCAGATACAAATTTTCTTCCATATGGTAAGGCTATGATTGAAAATGGCCGTAGAGTTTGGAAACAATTATCCTTAATGGAAGATGCGATGTTAATCCATCGTATTATGAGAGCACCTGAAAAGAGAGTATTCAAAATTGATATTGGTAACATTAATCCGCAAGAGGTTGATAACTATATGCAAAAGATTATCAACAAAATGAAGAAAACTCCATTTGTTGATAAAAATAGTGGTGATTACAACTTAAAATACAATATTCAGAATCTTACTGAAGATTTCTTCTTACCTGTTAGAGGTGGAGATAGTGGTACAGCCATTGAAAACTTAGCTGGATTAGAATATGCAGCAGTTGAAGATATTGATTACTTAAAAGCTAAATTATTTGCAGCATTAAAAGTTCCAAAGGCTTACTTATCTTATGATGAGAATGTTAATGGTAAAGCTACATTAGCTGCAGAAGATGTTCGTTTTGCAAGAACAATCGAAAGAATTCAAAGAACAATCGTTAGTGAATTATATAAGATTGCAATAGTTCACTTAGCTGGACAAGGTATTGATGATGCTGAAATGACAAACTTCCAACTTACTTTAACTAACTCATCCACAATATATGAGCAAGAGAAAGTAAATCTATGGAGTGAGAAAGTTAGATTAGCAACTGATATAAAAGGAATGAATATGTTATCTACAGATTGGGTATTCCATAATGTATTTAGTATGAGTGAGGATGAAATGGATATGGAAAGAGCTAAGATGGTATTAGACTTGAAAGACCGTTTCAGATATAATTCAATTGAACAGCAAGGAGAAGACCCAGCAAATCCACCTGAACAAAAAAACGTTGAAGAAGAAATTCAAAAAATGAAACAAGAGATTGTAGATAATAAAGGTGGTAGACCAAGAGAAGGTAATACTTATGGTAAAGATAAACATCCATATGGTAGAGACCCATTAGGAAACAAAGAAAATGAGAAAGAACGTAAAAGAGAAACTCGTTCAATCGAATCAAGTAAAAAATTAGCAAGAGAATATATTAACGGAATTTCAGCAAAAAAGAAGATTTTAAGTGAAAAAACAGAAAAATCTGACCTTTTAGATGAAAATAACCTGTTAGATGACACCAAATTTTAATAAACATTAAAAAGTTTATATTTATATGTGTTAGTTTATAGACAAGTAGGTTAAATATAGGGAAATAAATGAAAAAAATAAAACATTCTAAGGTTAAGAATACTGGAGTGTTATTTGAGCTTTTAGTAAGACAGATAACATTAGAAGTACTTAATGGTGATAAGACAGAAAATGCAAAAAACATTGTAAAAGAATTCTTTGCGTCTGGTACTGAATTAAATAAAGAATTACGTCTTTATGATTTATTATTAAAAGAAAAATATAATTCTGAAAGTAAAGCTGAAATGTTTGTAGATACTGTATCTCAAGCACATTCTAAATTAAACGAAGGTAAGCTTGTAAAAGAAAAGTATAATCTTATTAAGAAAATTAATCAGAAATTTGAATTAGAACAATTTCTTTCTTCTCCTATAACTAACTATAAAGTATTAGCTTCAATATATAAAGTATTTGAATCTAAAAATTCTGAAAACTACGATATTAAAGATATATTTAATTCTAAAGTAACTCTTATTGAAAATATCATTTTAAGACCACCTTTAGTAAAAACTAACAAAACTGAAGATTCTAAATTAATAGAAACATATAAGCAACAAGATAAAGACCTAAGATTATTAACCTATAAGATTCTTGTTGAAACTTTCAATAAAAAATACACAAATTTAGATGAAAAACAAAAAGGCTTGTTAAAAGAGTATATTAATAACATGTCCAATACAACTAAATTTAAAGATTATTTAGCAGTAGAGCTTCCACAAATTGTGAAAGAATTAAAAACAATTAAATCTAAAATATCAGATAAAGTAACCACAATTAAATTGTCAGAAACTATTTCTGTTTTAGAAAAAATGAAAATTGGTAAAACTGTAACTGATAATAATGTTTCATCTATCATGCTTTCTTATGAGTTAATCAAAGAATTAAAATCAAAGGTAAATGTCAAATAGACTAAAAGAAATAATCAGAGGTATAGTTAAAGAAATCCAAGACGAAAAGGAATTGGAAGAAATGACTGGAACTGCAGCAGTTGCTGGATATGATACTCCCAATGCATTTTCAAAGCCAGGTCAAACTGCAAAGAAAAATAAAAGATTAGCTAACGTAACTGGTGGTGAGGTTGTTGATGATTTAGAAGAAGCTAAGGATTGGTTGAAAAACGATGTTCCTGCTAA